ATTGTGTCAATTGGAACGTTTTGACCACTAGATTTCATCTTTATCCTAGAATCATCACGTAATCCATAAGCAAAAACAGCTACCCTTGATGGAGGTAGCTGTCTGTAATCATATATTTGATATGTTTCTGCAAGGTCACAAACTAATGCATCCTCGTCTAGTTCGATCATCCTAGCAAGGATTAAGATTTTTTTGTTTCATTTACACTCTCAAAGATGTTTTTGATTTCTTCTCCCATTTTTTCAGCAGAGACGATACCGCTTTCTGATCTTATATGTTCCTTTAGGTTGTTTTTTTGGTCTTTTCCTAGTAGCATATCTATAATTTTGGATATGACCAAAGGGTTTTCTTCTATTTCGCCTAGGGATTCCACCAATTCATAGTTATCAAGTTGCTCTTTGGGTATTTTATATTCAAATCCCGATGCCGTTTTTCCTTTAATCATTATCCTTCAACACCCCCGCCACCGTTGCTTGTTGCTTGTTGGATATATTCATAGTGAGTGTTACCGTCTTTGTCTGCGATCGCTTCAATGGTAGTCTCATAACCAACTGCTTCATTATCTACATAACTAATTTCTCCAACCTCGGAAACCTTACCACTCGGAATTACGATTCGCTTAAGAATTCCACCCTTGAGAATCATATCTACAATCAAGCAGTGTTCCTCGTGTTCTTTGTTATTTGCTTTTATGGAAATTCCAGTTTCCAATGTTCCAGTAACGTTGTCTTGTCCATAAACTTCCTTTAGAACATTTACGTTCATGGCTTCGATTAGTGTATACGTAAATGTATCGTCTTTACTTGTTTGTACGTTTGCTACTGTATCTCCGCCCCACGCCTTTATATTTTCCGACTCGGGCGTGTTTTCGTTGGTCAATCCATCCTCGGAAATATACCCCAAACTATTAAACCCTGCATCTAATTCAGTTGTTGCATCAGTTGGCAATGTTGTCCCCAATGGAGCCGACCAAACTGCTCCACCTACTTTTGGTTTTGCTGTTGTAACATTTTGTGCGTTACTCATTTAATAACCTCCTAATAATATCTAATATCGTAAACCGCTTGATAGCGATATTCTTTTGTTGCTAAATCAGGGAAAAAATAATCAGAGTTTAAATCTAACCCTCTAATTTCATTCAATTCAATCATGCTTTCGACTACCTTTTTAACTTTTTCATTCAACGCCATCGCTTCAAATTTACTTTTAGCATAGCTTTGAAATGCCATTGTTGCATCGGGTAAATGATTGCTTTTAGCACCACCTGTTTTGTCTATAACGACATAGGTTCCCACTTGTGGACTTGGTTTTTCAACATCGACAAAAACATCTAGCTTTTCTTTTAAATAGTTATAAACAATTAATTCAATCATTATCTCACCGACTTCAAAAGCGTATTGTGTGTGGAGTTATCTTGCTTTGCGCTTTGGGTATCTGCCCAGACTCTAGCATTTGCCCTGTTTTTACCAACATGCAAGTCTTGTTCATAGCCTGTTCCCGCTTTATTTCTTATCTTTGTGGCTTCGCTTTTTAATATAGATTGCATACTAGCCGATTTCATGAGATCGGCTACACCTTTACGATTTAATTCAAACTTAACTTTACTCATATCTCTCAACCATCACCTTCTTGTTCCAGTCCAGTGGGATTAAATGATCAATTCCCTGTGTCACAAATCCAAATGTGCGCCACTTCTTATCAAAAAACTGCACTTGTTTATCTGCCCAATTATTTGTATCACCTTTGGGAATCGCCAATGTATATATTGCCTTTTTCCCCGTTAAGTCGAGTTGGCTAACCATATCATCTGTTGATGTGGGAGTTACCAATACGTTTTCAACCTCTATAGGCACATCCTCATAAATTGGTTTATCAAAAGGATCAGTCCCTACTTGTTTATTATCAATAAGGATGACGGTGATGCCTTTTATCATAGTCATATGGTTCAATCACCCCATAACGTTGCCTTCGCAGTCCTAGCGCCTTCAATTCGTCTCGCTTAATAAACAACCCTCCACCAGGAGTCAAAAATGTACCTGACACACTGTATCCTAGTGCTGATTCTGAATACTGAGTCATAGGCTCTTGCGTTGTGGATGTCATTAGTGTTCTTGCGACTATATCAACCGTTACAGATTTAACTACATCTTTATAGACTTCACTTTCTGAAATCATCTGATCAATGTCTTTTCCCACATTGTCAGCTTCTTGCCTTAGTCTGTTTGATACAACAGGAAGTAACCCCGTTGCACGAGTTTGTTCGTCTGCTGACATAGGTCGCCACAAGTTTGTTAAATCATCAATAGTTGCAAATGGTGTCATTATTACACCGCCTTTATTCAAATGCTTTTGCAATTGCATTAATACGTGTTTCTTTATTCCTTTTATCATCAGATGTTAGTGTGATATTGTGCTCTTTTGCAAAGGCTTCTAGTTCTCTATTAGTCATTTCTTCTAAGTTGACTTCTTCTTCGATAAATTCTTCTTCGGCAACTTCGGTTTCAACTTGTTCTTTTTCTGGTCTGTCAATCAGTTCCCAATTATCACCATGAATTGTAAAGGAGCTGTCAATGACAGCCCCTGTTTTAGTGTTTTTGTATCTCATGTAGTTCCTCCTCCATCAAACGTTGATCCTTCTGCTTGTTCTTGTGGCATTTGACCGTATTTACGAACGATTTCAACCACTTCTCCAACTTCTGCTGAATGAGTTGTGTATCCTATGTGATTACCTTGTGATGGGTTATAATTTTTAACTCGACCATCGACATCACACATAACTAAGGTACCCGCTGGCAATCTTTGAGATGCTTCAATGCTCCATACAGGCTTATTTGTAATAGACACACTGACAAATTCACCTTCTTCTAAATCTACTGACGTGACTAAGTCAGGGATCCACCCACGTTCAGATGGTTTCAGATAAATTGTTTCCCAACCTTCGTCTATATCCCCTTCAGAATTAACTCCACCAAAAGCAATAAGTCTGTTTGCGGGGATGTCAGTTAAAACCTTGGCTTTAAATGTAGTCATTAACCTTCAACACCTCCACCCGTTTCTCCTTCAACAACACGAGAAAACGCATCTGGATCTAAAATTCCCCATCCTAGGAATAACTCAGCACGAATATAAACTTGGTTATAACCTTGTAAGTCAAACCCTGAGTTATCTGGGTCACCGTATTCGATAACTTTTAATGGGATTTGTTTTGCATAACCCCACTTAAAGCCATTTTGGAAGTCACCAATATACCCTAGGGCATTATCTGACATGTCCGAAACAGTTTTATTGACTTCTGTAGGCAATCCATTAATCGTTGCTGGAGCATTACCCCATGCTAATTCTGGGAACATTGGATTTCCTTGTTGATCTTTTTGTTTAGCTAGCGCTGAGCGAAAAGCAGGCGCGATTGCTTGCCCCGTAATATCTCCACCTGATCCTTGGACTAATGCAATGGCATCTTCAACAACTCCGTTAGCATCTTCAACTCCTAAAGGCGCTTCAACCACTTGTGACACTGCTTCGTCAAAATGATTATCGCCAATTACCGCTGATGCAGTACCTGTACGTGGGTTAACACCGTGAAATGACATAAGGTCTAATCCTCGTGCCGCCTTTTTGGCAAAGCCATCGTTAAATGCTTTTAAAATACCAATACGTGCTTCTTGTTCTGCAAACATAAATTCGTCAGAAACACGAGCACCATATTCTATTTTGATTGGTACAATTGTTCGTGGTGCAAGTGATACTCCACCATGTGATTTCTTACCAGATTCCGCAACTACATCAACCTCTGAATCCATTGTGAAAATGAATTCTTTTTGTCCGTTAAACGGAATCGGTGTTTGTTTTGCTAGTTTAGCAATTGATGATTCACCTTGTACTTTGTTCACTAAGTCTGTTACTAATACTGGATCAAATAAAGTCCCTTTGTTCAATGTCATAATTAATTACTCCCTTTTTGTTATAGTTTTTCTAACATATTTGCATATGCGCTCTCTTCGGCATCTGCTTTTGGCGGCTCTGTATGTTTAAGTGGCAATGGTTGTTTTGTATTAAC